GGTGATGGGGCAGTGACATGGAGCGATCCTCTTGATGAAAACGAGTGGGTTAAAAACGGGGCTGGATGAGTACTTCGTAAATCTCGCCGGCATCAATAACTTTGGGTGCCATGGTGCGGTAGGCCACCAGACCGCCCTCGGCGTCGATCAGCCCGGCCTCAGAAAACATCATGCCGCGCTGCGCCTCGGTTGCGATGAGCGCGGCTTCGAGCAGGGCCCCGGTTGGCGCGGGCCTGGATTGGCCTGCAATGGGCACGCGCAAGCGCTCGCCAAACAGCGCCGTGCGCCCGGCTGGCGCGGGCCGGGCCGCTGAGCCGGTGTGCCCGCCGTCGCCAAAGGCCATGTGCGTGATGCGCGGCAAAGCCCGCCCACCAGCGCAGTGCTCGGCGAGCCGGGCGCGCCAGTAGTCGGTCACTACGGCCTCGGCCATCATGGGTTGATTGATCACAAAACTCTCCTGATGCTGATTTGCGCACTGCGCGCGGCGCCCAAGCGCCACAATCCAGATAGATGCAAGCCTGCTGGCGCTCGCACAGGCTCCGTGCTCGAAAGACGCCAGCCGCCGTTGAGCCTGCGGCAATCGTGCATGCGCTGGCCCCACAGGCGAGCGCCAGCGGCACCCACGCGCCAGCCGCCGTTGAGCCGGGCCGACGTGAGCCGCCAGCCACCACCCAGCCGCCGGTGCGCCCAAAACAAGCGGTGCGGCGGCCGCACAAACGGCGCCGGCTCGGCCGCCAGCGTTTGCAAGCCGGGCACAAGGCCGGCGGCCGTGGCCAGCCGCACCCGCACGCCGTGGCGCACCCTGGTTGCGGCCAGCTTGGGGCCTGCTATGGCGCCGTGCACGCGCCCCAGCGCAAAACCAAAGGGGGCGGGCAGGTGCACGCCAGCGCCATCGGCACCCAAGCGCCAGCCAGCATCTGCGTAGCCAGACAAACTCAAGTTGCCCCACGGATGCAAGCGCGTCGAGGTGATTTGCGCGCTCAGGCTGGCCTGGGCTTCGATGGTGTGGCGCGCAAACAACAGCAGCCACAGCAGCCACACGGGTTGACGCGACACCGGGCGCCACTCATCCACCACCGCCCTGAGCGCGGCCATTTGCTCGGCCAGCGTGAAGTCGGCCAGGTTGATGCGCACCAGAAACTGCGCCCAGCTTTGCAGCTGCGGCGTGTTTGTGAGGATGTCGAGCGCGCGCAGCCGCACGCCCTGCGGCCCCAGGCGCCAGGTGCCGTTGAGCCGCACGGGCTCGAGCATCGCGTAGCGCCGCCGTTGATCTACCTGCTCGACAATGTCCACCGCAAAGCCGGCTGCCTTGCACGCCTCGCGCAGCGCCCAGGGCGTGCCTTTTTTGCGGTGCAGGGCGATGGAGCGGCGGATGAGGGCGCGGCGCTCGTCGTCGGTGCGGGCTAGGTTCCAGCCCTCCAAGCCGGATAGGCTGAACTGGCGCCCGAGCTCGGGCAGCAGCCGGGCGTCCACCTGATCCACCAGATAGATGAGCAGCTTGTCCACCGGCAGGGCCGATAGCCGCGTCACCAGCCCAGAAAGCGGGCCAAAGCGCCCATCGAGCGCTATGACATCGGGGGCGAAGGGGTCGGCGTGCGGGTTAGCCATCTGCCGCCCCGGAGACGATGACCGAGCGCGCCACGGCGTGCGCCCAGCCTTGGGGCGGCACCTCTAAGTCGGCGCTGGGGGCTGCAAGGTGCACGCGGTACACGCCGGGCAGGGACAGCGCAGCGATGATCTGTGAGCGCACCACGTCGCGGCCCAAGCCAGCGGCGACTTGATCGCAGTAGGCGTCGAGCGCCTCTCTGGCGGCGGCCAGCGTGGCGGCGCTGTCGGCGTCGCGGTAGAGGGTGAGCTGGGCGGCGACGCTAAAGGGCATGGGCAGCGGGTCGGCCACCTCGACAAAGTCGCACAGTGGGCGCGCGTCCTCAGCTGAGGCGGCGGCCATGACCAGCGCTTTGAGCTCGGGGCTGGGCATGCCGTTGATGGCCAGCGGGTGCAGCCGCACCACGCCGGGCGCGGGCGAGAGCACGGCCACGTCGCGCACCTGGGGCGAGGCCGACATAGCGGCAAAGCGGTAGGCCATGCGCGGCCCCGCCACAGAAAACGACTCGGGCGCCAGCCGGATGCGCTCGCGCAGCCGCTCGTCGCCTTCGGCGCTGGCACCCGACGCGGTGAGGGTGCGGTTGGCTACGGCTACACTGGCCGGCAGGGGCGCATGCGGCACCGTGAGCTGCCCCGGCAAAAACCCGTTGCCTTGCTCGCCGGGCTGGGTGCACACGGCGGGCACGTCGGCAAACGCGGCCGCAGCGCCAGCGGGTATGAGGGCATCCAATTCGGTGGCGAAGCTGATGCCTGGCGCCGCTTGCACCAAGGCGCCAGCGGGCACCAGGGTGGGCACGCCAGCCGCCGCCGCCCGTGTGAAGCGCAGCGTGGTGCGCGCCGGCTGCGCGGGCAAGCGGGCCACACCCACCAGCTCGCCCAGATAGTCGAGCATGGGGGCGCGGGCGTAGGCCACGAGGTTTTGGCGCGCCACGTCGTTGATGAGGGCGCGCACCAGCGTTTCGCGGTAGGCGATCAGGTCGATGAACAGGCGCTCGATCTGCGCCGGATACAGCACCTTGCCCGATGCGGCCTCGTAGGCTTGCACCAGCTCGTTGGTGATGGCCAGCGGATCGTCGTCCACCAAGCGGATCGGGGTCTGGTTAGCCACGCAGCCGCACCTCGGTTAGCACCTCGTCGCCACCGGCGGGGCGAAACAGCACGCTCACCTTGACGCCGGCGTCGCCCAGCTGCTCCACCGTGACGCGCAGCACCGCCACGCGCGGCTCCCAGCGGCGAATGGCGGCCACGGTCTCGCGCACCAGGTGCGGCCGCGCGCGGTTGATGGGGTAGTCGATGTAGCGATGCAGATCGGAGCCGAACTCGGGCCGCAGCGGGTCGCTGCCCGTGGGCGTGAGCAAGATGATGGCCACGGCTTGGCGCAGGTCGTCTAGGCCGACGACTTCGCCGTCGCGGCCCAGCGCGGGTTGCCAGTGGTGTTCGCTCGGCTTCATGCCGCCATTGTTGGCGGCATGGCCTAAAGGCTTGAATTAAAGCCCTTTATCCGCTGAACACGGTGGCACTGCCAGTGGCGCAGACGGAGCCGCAGCTCACCGGGTCGCCCACGCGCCCGGCCGCGCTGCCGTTGACGTACACGCTGGAGCTGCCGGCGGCCAAGCTGCCGCCGTGGCACTCGGGTATGGCCGGGCAGCAGTGCACCTCCCAAGCGTCGCCCACGCGGTGCCAGCCGGCGCCGTTGACAAACACGCTGGGGCTGGCTTGCGCGTTGGGGCGCGAGGGCCAGCAGCCGTGTCCGGTGCAGGTGTCGCGGTGGCGGTGGGCGGCGGGCATGGGCTAGTTGAGGTCGATGCGCGGCGCGCTCAGCCGTATGTGGGTGCCGGATACGATCTCGACATCGCCCACGCAGTGGATCGACAGCTTGTGCGCAGCGCGATCATAGTCCACTGTGGTGCCGTCGGCAAAGCGCACGTGGTGGCGGTCGGCGCTGGCCACGGGCGCCGGGTCGCGCGGCGTGAAGATCGCGCCCAGCACCACGCCGTCGTCGCCGTGGCCGTCGAGCAGGCAGGCCACGTGCTCGCCCACGTCGGGCATGCTGTAGTGTTGGTCGTGGTGGGTTTTGGCGCGCAGCACGGGCAGCCAGTAGCTTTGCAGGTCGCCCAGGTCGGGGAAGCGCACGCGCACGCGGCAGCCGGCTTCGTCTAGGGCCACGACAAAGCCAAAGCGCAGGGTGGGCGCGGATTCGGTGCGGGTTTTGCTGCTCATGTGGTGGTGGCCTCGGGCTCTTGGATGCGCTGCATCGACAGGGTGGTGACGTAGCCGCTATCGACGCCGATCTCGTGCCGGGCCTCGGTGATCACGTAGCGGCCATCGAGGCGGCGCAGGCCGCGCACGTCCACGGCGGCACCAGCGATCAGGGCCGGGTCGCCCATGAGCGTGCAGTCGAAGCTCACTTTGTCGGCCTCGCGCTGCGCTTGCATGGCTTGGGCTTTGGCGGCCGCTTGCTCGGGCGTTTTGGCCCTGACCACGGCCACATCGGCGTCGGCCGCCGTGACGGTGTCGCCAGCCACCAGCTGCCCGCGCTCGGCCTGGTGCGTGACCAGCTCGGCGCTGGCCGGGTCGTGGTAGTGCACGCTGGACTGCTTGGGCACGCTGGCGATCTGGTCGCGGTAGCTCCACGATGACAGATCGCCCGGCACCAGCTCGCGCACCGCGCTCTGCGCCAGATCGGCCAGCCGGGCCACGGCCAAGGTCTGGTTGTTGTCGATCAGCTTGGCCTGGTAGCCGTACTCGCGCAGCAGGCGCACCAAAAACTGCCAGTCGGACTCTTGGTATTGGGTGACGCGATCGATCTGCACGGCGCCGATGTCGCCCTTGCGCTGCGCCCCGATGCGCTGTGCCACGCCATCGACGACAGCGGCCAGACTGGTGTCTTCGTAGGAGCGGCCTTGGCGCGTGCGCACGGCTTGCGAGACCCCGGTGGCCAGCGCGCGGATGCGCACCGCCAGCGGCGGCGACTCGATCGCCACCTCGTCCACGCCGAAGCGCCCCACCAGCACCAGCGGCGCGTGGCTGTAGCCGATGTAGGCCACCAGCTCGGCGGCCTTGTCTGGGTACCACTCATCGAGCCAAGGCGAGACGCTGTGCCGCACTTCGGCGAGCTCGATGTCGAGGCTGTCGGCCTCGCCGTTGAGCCGATCCACGTACACGATGCGCGACAGGTAGGGCTCGAGGTCGGCGGTGATGTCGCGCCCGCTGTACTCGATCTTGACTGCGGGCGCCAGCGCCCGGCGGCCTAGCGGCGCCATGGCGGCACCCCGCGCGTGCCGCTGGCGGCGCTGGCTTGGATGAGCGGGATGACCAAGCGCAAGCCCGACGGCAGGCCGGCCGATGCGGGCGCGTGCGGGTTGGCCTCGATCAGCCGGGCGATCTGGCGCACGTCGCGGTAGTAGTGCCAAGCGATGGTGTCCCAGCGCTCGCCGGGGCGCGTGATGTGCGTCAGCCTCATGCCATCTCCCCCGCAAAGCCGGGGCCGCGCACTGTGGCGCGGGTGGCCAGCCGGGCCAGCGCACCCGCCGCGCTGCGGCACAGGCCCAGCGCCTCGTCGGTGCGGCGCGCGGCGGCGCTGGCGTGGTGCAGCGGGTTGAGCTCGAGCCACTGCGCCGACTCTTGGAGCGCCACCCGTGCCCGGCCAAGCTCGGTCGCCGCCTGTGCAACGTCGGCACCGATCGCTGCCACGCTGCGCAAGCCATTGAGCGCATCGACTGGCAGCGCCCCGGCCGCGTGGTGCAAGCCGTCCACGTGGCGCGCAAACAACGCGGTGGCGGCCAGCGGGTTGTCTGCGGCCACGCTGGCTAAGGTGCGCGCAGCTGTGGCCACGGCGGCCACCTGCCCCACGGCGGCCACGGCAGCAGAAACCGCCGCCGTCAAGTCGCCCAGCCGGCCCAAGCCAGCAATGGGCGCTGCGCCAGCGGCATCAAAGCCCGCGCCCATGGGTATGCGAAAGCCCTGGGCGATGACGCCCGGCGGCGAGGGCATGGCCGGGTCGCCGATGTACTCGCGCAGACTGATCTCGGCCTCGAAGGCGATCGCCACCCCGGAGCCGTCGGTCTGCATGGAGCTGACATCGAGATCGGCCACCACAAACACGCCCCGATACTCGCCCGAGCCCAGCACAAAGGCCACCGGCTCGGTGTCGTCCATGATGCGCTTGATGCGCGCCAGCTCCTCGGCCGGCTGGCACCACTGCGCGTGCAGCAGCACCCGCATCTTGATTTCGTCGGGCGCAAAGCCGGTGTGTTGCAGCAGGCCTTTGCGGCCAATGAGGGCTTGCTCGGCGTAGCGCGCACCAAAGCGCACGTCTAGCCCGCTGAGCCAAGTGATGACTTCGAGCTCGGTCGTGCCCAGCACGGCGTAGATGTTGCCGCTCATTGCACGCTCCGGCGCTGGCGCTCGGCCTCGTAGCGGCGCATCATGCGCTCAAACTCGGCCTGCCCCAAGGCAAGCGCCTTTTGCACCTCTTGCTGCACCGCGCCGGCTTGTGCGTTTGTCGCATTTAATGTGAGCACGGGCGCGTAGTGCACCGTCATGGCGCCCTGTTGCGCTGGGCGCGCGGCCGCACCGGCGGGCACATCGGGCACCGTGCGATCGCCGCCGGGCAGCGCCGGGGCCGGGGCGGTGAGCACCGACTGGCGGATGGTTTGCAGCGCTTCGGGCAGCGCCGGGGCAGCCAGGGCCGGGCCGCCGAATGCCGTGACGGCCATTGCCGCCAAACCCGCCGACGCTTGCGCCACCGACGCCAGCCGCGCTTGGATGCCCAGTGCCAAGCCGTCGGAAATGTTGCCGCCCATTTCGGCAAACACGGTCGAGGGCGAGCGGATGCCCAGCACCGAGCGGAAGGTGTCGCGCACCGATGCGCCCACGCCCCGGATGGCCTCGCCGGCGGCCGCCAGCCGCTGGCGGATGCCGTTGACCAGACCGTTGACGATCTCGGCCCCCAGCTGCAGCATTTCGGCCGGCAGCGCCCGCAGCATGCCCGGAATGCCCAGCACCGCGCGCACCACAGTGGCTATGCCGTTGCCCACTCGCACACCAAACGCCTCTGCTGCTCCACCCGTATCCTCCACGGGCTTGATCAGGGCGCGAAACCAGCCGCCCACGCGCGACAGCAGGCTGCCGATGGGCGCGAGCAGCGGCACCACCGGCGCGAAGGCTGCGCGCACGGATGCGCCGACGGGTGCCAGCCCCGCCCTCAGCCCAGACCACAGGCCCCGGAAAAAGCCGGCAATCGGCCCCCAGAATTTGTAAACCAGCAGCGCGGCGGCGGTGAGCGCCAGCCCGATCGGGTTCATGAGCGCGAGGCGACCTACCGTCACGATCGCCCGGCCCAGCCCCCTAATTACTCCGCCCAGCCTCATGACGGCCGCACCGGCCCGCCCGCTGCTGGCCGCCACCGCCTGCATCGGCGTAGCCCCTGCCAGCATGGCGGCGCGGCCCGTAGCAGCCCTGGCTGCCAGCGATTGCCAGGCCAGGCCCAGCGAGTTGAGGGGCGAGAGCACCAAAAAATTGGCCGCCCAACCAACCGCCAAAATGCTGAGCTTGAGCGCCGTTACGCCCAGCACCAAACCCGCCAGCAGTTGAATCAGCCCAGGGTTGGCTTGCGCCCACTGGCTGATACCCAGAGCGATAGGCGTGAGCGCCTGCGCCAAAGAGAGTGCGGCCGGCAACAAAGCTTCGCCGATGCTGATCGCCATATCCTGCAACTGGATACGCAATTGCTTGAGCTGCTCGGTAGGTGACTCCATGCGCCGGGCAAAATCGGAATCTAGGGTTAGCTCTCCCTGGGCGTTGCGGCCGCTGGCGGTCTGTTCGCGCACGCGGGCGAGCTGGTCGCGGTTTTGCAGCTCGGCCAGCAGGTAGCTGGTGGCCTGCACGTCTTGAAACATATCCCCCAGGCCCGCCCGCTGGCCCAGGGCCTCGATCATGCCCCGGCGTCGCTGCATTTCTGCGGCGCGCTCGGCTGGGTCTTTGATCGCCGCGATTTCGTTTGCCAGTGCAGTCAACTCCTGCGCCACAGCGGGGGTCTGCTGGCTGATGCGCTCCATGATCATGCCCACCGCGCCCTCTATCGGGTCCAGCCCTTGGCGCGCCAAGCCCAGCATGCGGCCCTGCAGATCGATCCCTAAGCGTTCAAAATCCTTGGCTGTGTCGGGGCTGGTGAGTTTGGTGAGGAAGTTGCGGAAATTGTTGGCCGCTTCGTCGGTGCTGCCCGCCGTGGCCATGGCAATCTGTAGGCGCGATGCCATATTGACCACAGCCTCGTTGCCCACCACACCGATGGCCTTCATTTGTCCACCCAGCGCCGGGAACCAGCGCGCCATGTCGCGCACCTCGAAGCTCCCCAGCTTGCCCGCAGTGGCCGCCTGCGAGAACGCCAGCTCCATGTCTTGCGCCGACACACCCAGCACATCGAACGAGACCATCATGCGTGCCGCATCATCCAGACTGGCGCGGCTGGCGGTGGTGAGGCGCCCCAGCAGGGCGGCTTGGTCGGCGGCCTTCTTGGCCTCCATGCCGTTGGCAATCAGCATCGTGGTGCCGCGCGCCACTTCGCTTGCGGTCTGGTTTACGCTCAGGGCCACGCCGCGCAGCGTGACACCCAGGCGAGCCTCTTGTTCGCGGGTCAGGTCGCCCACGATGGCCAGGTCATTCATGACGTCGCCAAACTGCATCGCCTCACGCATCGCCGCCAGCACCGGCGCGCCTACGGCAGCAGCGGTGGCCGTCGCGCCCATGAGGTCACCGCCAATTTGCTCGCGCCCTTGCGCCAGCTCGTCGCGCCGCTCCATACTGCGCTGCATCGCCTGGTGCCGGTTCTGCACGTTGGTGATGGCGCTGCCGAGCTCGTCGTAGCGCCGCCGCAGGTCGCCCAGCGCGCGCTGGGGGTGCTGCATGGCCTGCGCCATGGTGCGCCCGAGCCGCTCCTGGCGGCTCTGCAGCATCTCGCCCGCGCGCGATAGCCCATCGAGCGCGCCTCTGGTGCTGGCCAGCGCC